GAGTTCCCGCAGTCCGCGCAACGTATGGTGCCTGCTATCGGAACGCTGTATGAGTGCATTGTGAATCAGCAGTTGGCTCATGATGGCGATCCGATGTTCACCGATCAGGTGTTGTCTGCTGTGCCACGTCAAACTGATGCTGGACTTCGTTTGTCTAAGGGTAAGTCAAGACGGAAGATTGACGCTGCGATTGCGTTGTCAATGGCGGTGGATCGTGCCACTCGACGTGAAGAGGTAGCACCTGTGCCTGGGTTCTTTGTAGTCTAGAGTCATGCCTATTTTCCTGCTAGAACTTTTCTCAATCCTGCTCATCGCTTATGGACTATTCTTGATAGCAATTCCATTAGGGCTGATTTTTGTCGGCCTGTCAGTTCTATTGTTTACGGCTGCTTACGAGCGTGGTCGGAAAGGTAAGTAAATGTTGTCAAGACTGTTAGGTAATGGCAACGAGGAACGGGCGGTTTCGTTTCAGAACTTGTTTGCTTCTGGTGACACGTTTAGTTTCACTACCGCATCAGGCACAACAGTCACGCAACAAGACTCACTAAAAATTGAAGCGGTCTATGCGTGTGTGCGCATGATTTCGGATTCAATTTCAACGCTACCTGTAGACACATTCCTTCGCCTTGATGGGACTCGTCGCCCGTTCCGTCCACGACCAGAATGGTTGGATAACCCTGAATCAGGTGTGACTCGCATTGAACATTTCCAGCAGGTGTTGGTTTCGTTGATGTTGAACGGAAACTCGTTCACTCGTATCTTGCGTGACGATCAAGGCATCGCAGGTTTAGTTGTTTTGAATCCTGAGCGTGTTGAGTGCAGTCGTGACCGTGAGACTCGTCGTCCGATTTACATTTATGAGGGTCGTGATGTAATCACAGCTGACAACATGATTCATATCACCGAACTTCGTTTGCCTGGTGATTTGCGTGGACGCTCCCGCATAGAACTCATCAAAGAAAACTTAGGTCTCGCTAAAGCGTTGGAGGAGTTCGCTGCACGATTCTTTGGTCAGGGTTCATCGGCTTCCGGCATCATCGAGTTTCCTGGCAACTTGACCCGTGAGCAGGCTAAGGATTTGGTGTCAGGGTTTGAAGAAGGCCATAAGGGGTTGCGTCGTTCGCATCGTCCTGGTGTGTTGTTCGGTGGGGCGAAGTTTACGAAGACAACTGTGGACAATGATTCTGCACAGTTCTTGGAGTCACGTCGTTTTGCTGTTGAGGAGATTGCTCGTATCTTCCGTGTGCCTCCATCGATGCTGGGTGTGACTACGCCTGGTGCGATGTCGTATGCGTCGGTGGAACAGAACGGCATCCAGTATGTGACCCACACGCTCAGGCCTTACATTGAAAAGATTGAGGAAAGCTATTCACGTCTGCTTGCTGGTCGTGCCTTCATGAAGTTCAACGTAGACGGCCTGCTTCGTGGCGATCAGGCTTCGCGTTACACAGCATTCTCAACAGGACTCCAATCAGGCTTCTTGTCAATCAACGACATCCATCGTCTTGAGGACATGGCTCCTGTTGATGGTGGCGATTCGTATCGTGTGCCACTAGCCAACGTGGACATCAATGCAGCGAACTTGGCTGAGATGCAGTCCAAGGCTGAGATTGCTCAGCGTTTGATTTTGACTGGCTTTGATCCGGCTGAGGTTTTGGCGATGGTTGGTTTACCAGCTGTGGCTCATACTGGTTTGCCTTCCAGTCAGTTGCAACAGATTTCGACTGTGGCACCACTTGACCCGCCTTCGGCTTATGAGGTGAAGTCGCAAGATATGTCAATCACGATGCCTCAAACAATTATGAATTACACGCCTCCAGCGATAAACATTCCTGCACCGATTATCAATGTTCCTGAGACTGTGGTGCGTGTGAACTTGCCAGAGAACAAACCGACGATTCGTACGGTTGAGCGTGACGCTGATGGTCGTATCTTAAACATCATTGAACGAACTGAGGACTAATGGCAACGGGTATTTCTTCTTATCTTGCGAACGCTTGGTTGGATGCGTTGGGTAACGCAACTGCGTTTTCCGTGACTACAGCGTATGTGAAGTTGCATATTGGCGACCCTGGTGCAAACGGCACCGGCAACCCTGCTACTGAAACAACACGTAAAGCTGTGTCGTTTGGTGCTTCTTCGGCTGGTGCTTTGGCATCGGATGCTGATGTGACGTGGACAAACATTGCTGGTTCACAGGATGCAACTCATTTCACAGCTTGGGATAATTTGACGACAGGAAACTTTTTGTTCTCTGGAACGATTACTGGAAACGCATATACGGCTGGCGACACATACACGATTTCGTCTGCTGCGTTAACTGTTTCTTTGACTGTCGCTAGTTAGGTTTTCTGATGGCCGTTTCACGGTTCATTCTTAACCAGTCACAACTCAACGACGCTAATGCTGGTTTAGATGGTTTCAGTCCAGCGTTTGTTCTCAACACTTCAACGCTTGACTCGATAGCCAAGTTAGACGGATTCACCTTCACCACAACTGTTATCGCTTCGGCTGGTTTGGGTGGGTTGTCTAGTTCTGCTTCAGCGTTGGTGTCGCATCGAGTCACGGCTGGGACGGTGTTGGGTGGTGTTGTTTGTGCAGCGTCAGCATCGGTTTCTAATGTTGTTTCGGCTCAGGCGGTTTTGGGTGGGATTGTTGGTGTTGCTAGTGCAACGGTTGCGCACACGGTTTCTGCTAATGCTGCTTTAGGTGCTGGAGTTGGATTGGCTACGGCTTCGGTATTGAATGTCGTTTCAGCTCAGGCTTTGTTGGGTGGGTTGTATGCGTCTGCAACTGCAAACGTGTTCGCTGTTGTCACGGCTTCTGCTTCGCTTGGTGGTCTGGTCGCTTCGGCTAATGCAACGGTTGATCCGGCACCAACTCCACCGCCAGCTCAATATCCAGGTGGTAATCCTTGGTACCGTCGTCCACAAGTTGTTCAGCAACCCAAGGTTGAGGAGGTTGTGCAGGTTGTAATTGATTTGCCTCGCTTGCCTCGTCGAGTGTCTGCTTCTGGGTCATCGTCATCGTTTATGACTTCTGTTGCGGTTGGCGTTGTAACATGGTCAATACTGGAAGACGAAGCAGAACTACTGCTTTTGGTATGAGGTGACATGGCATTCATTAGCGGAAGAACGAGTGTTGGTACTGCTGCGACTGTCATTGATGGCGTACTTACTGGTCATGATGCAGGTAACCCTTACCGTCTTTTCATTCACAATAACGACAACACCGATTCGGTTTATTTGGGTGGATCAGATGTCACGACAACAACTGGTTTGATGGTTGATAAGGGTGTCATGATCCAGTTAACGGTGTCACCAACAGATTTGCTTTACGCTGTATCAGGTAAAGCAGGACATATTATTTCTTGGATGACGGAGCCGATCTAATGCCATATTTCATTTCTGATAAGAATCCCGACTGTGCTGGTTGGGCTGTGGAAAAAGAAGATGGTGAAGTCATGGGATGCCACCAGTCGAAGCAGGATGCTGTAGATCAGATGGTCGCAATTTCTTTAGATGAGGATATGGAGCCAGGTGGCGAACGTGCAGTTGATTTGAAATTGCCTAGTTACATCCAGTCGGCTGCTGCTAAAGGTTTGGAATATAACGCTCAAGGTTTAGGTGGTGACGGGCTGGTTGAGCGAACTATTCGTGAGGCACGTTTAATGGCTGACGGGAATATCAGCGAAGATAAAGTAATTCGGGCTAATGCTTGGGGGCAACGTCATCTTGTTGATTTGGATGCTTCACAGAACTCTGAAGCTGACGATGATGCTTTTCCTGGTGCCGGTGCTGTGGCGTTCTACCTTTGGGGCATTGACCCGCTTGACCCTGAACCTGCGATGACTTGGTTTGCTCGTAAAGCACAGGCCATCAAGGACGATGGTGCTGGTTCATCACGGTCAGCGAACGCTTCCGATGTGGTCATCGTTGACATTGACGGGACACTTCTTGCTGGCGGTGAAGGTATTCAAAAAAACATTGACTATGTGAACGCTCTTTATGAGAAGTTCTTTATCTA